GAAAGGCAACGAGACAGAGCTTGCTAGTTTAGTTTGTGATAACGAAAGAATAGGCGATGATACATGTATTAACCCAGCAAAAGGAACAACAAAAGGTGACGGGTGGAAAAAAAGGTTAAATACATTAATAGTATTTGAAAAACAATCAAAAAAATCAGATGAATGATAGTAGTGTTTACTTAGGTAACCCTCTTCTTAAAAAAGCTAATGTTCCTATTGAATTTACAAAAGCACAAATAGAAGAGTATATTAAATGTAAAGATGATCCAGTATATTTTGCAAACAGTTATGTAAAAATTGTTTCTGTTGATGAAGGATTAATTCCTTTTAAGATGTATGATTTTCAAAAAGAATTGGTTCGAAGATTTCATCATAACAGATTTAATATAGCTAAATTACCCAGACAAACTGGTAAGTCAACAACTGTTGTTTCTTACCTACTCCATTATGCTTTATTTAATGATAGTGCAAACATTGGTATTCTTGCCAACAAAGCATCCACTGCTCGTGACCTATTAGGAAGATTACAGACAGCATACGAGAATCTTCCTAAATGGTTACAGCAAGGTGTGATCGTTTGGAACAAGGGTTCTATGGAACTTGAGAATGGTTCCAAGATTATGGCGGCATCTACATCAGCATCTGCTGTTCGAGGGATGTCATTTAATATCATCTTCCTGGACGAATTTGCTTTCGTTCCAAATCATATTGCAGATGACTTTTTCTCATCTGTATATCCTACTATTTCATCTGGACAAAAAACTAAAGTTATTATTATTTCTACTCCATATGGTATGAACCACTTTTATAAGTTGTGGGTAGATGCACAAAATGAACGCAACAATTATATTTGGACAGAAGTTCATTGGTCTGAAGTTCCTGGTCGTGATTCAAAGTGGAAAGAAGAAACAATCAAGAACACTTCAGAACGCCAGTTTACTCAAGAATTTGAGTGTGAATTTTTAGGGTCTGTTGATACATTAATTGCTGCTTCTAAATTACGTTCATTAGTTTTTGATACTCCAACTAGTAGTAATAAGGGATTAGATGTTTATGAATCTCCCAACGAGAAATCAGAATATATCATAACAGCTGACGTGTCAAGAGGCATTGGTGGTGATTACTCTGCTTTCATTGTATTTGATATTACTACAGTTCCATATAAAATTGTAGCGAAGTATAGAAACAATGAAATAAAACCAATGTTGTTTCCTAATATAATTAATGATTTAGCAAGAGCATATAATAATGCTTACGTGTTGTGTGAGGTTAACGATGTTGGAGATCAAGTAGCATCTATTTTAAACTATGATTTAGAATATCCTAATGTATTAATGTGTTCAATGCGAGGTCGTGCTGGACAAATAGTTGGACAAGGATTTTCTGGAAGTAAAACTCAACTTGGAGTTAAAATGAGTATTACTGTCAAAAAAATTGGTTGCGCCAACCTCAAAACAATTATTGAAGATGATAAATTATTGTTTAGAGATTATGAAATTATATCTGAACTCACTACATTTATCCAGAAAAAACAATCATTTGAAGCAGATGAAGGTTATCATGATGACTTAGTAATGTGTTTGGTTATTTTTGCTTGGTTGGCAGTACAAGATTACTTTAAAGAAATGACGGATAATGATGTTCGTCAAAGAATTTACGAAGAGCAAAAAAATCAAATTGAACAAGATATGTCTCCATTTGGTTTTATTGTAACTGGATTGGAAGGTGATGAGGGATTTGTTGAAAGTGGTTCTTTATGGGAATATGGTGATACTCAAGAAGATGTCTCGTATATGTGGAGTCATTATTAATGGATATAGAAGATCAGTTTACACTAAATCATCTTTTATTTAAAGAGAGAAGGTGTAGGTCTTGCTTAAAAGTAAAAGATCTTCTATCAGATTTTTACTTAACCAGAAAAGACAGGTCATCGTGTTTATCTGCTTATTCATATGAATGTAAAGAATGTACGTCAAAGAGAATAAAGCAATCAAGAAAAAATAAAAATATCGATTTTAAATGGGAGTATCCTGATTGGTAAAGTGTTCATGCACTCTTTCCCCAGTTAAAAGAATCAATTTACTAAATAATTTTAGATCAAAATGAAATCTTTACAAGGAGAAAAACATGGCAAGTCAGGTATCGCCTGGAATTACTATTAAGGAGCGTGACCTATCTAATGCTGTTGTTATTGGTGCTCAACAAATCAACGCCGCTTTTGCATCTTCATTCAAAAAAGGACCAATTGGAAAAGTAACTAGCGTAAGTTCACAAAAAGAACTTGTTAATATTTTTGGGAAACCCTCGGACGCTAACGCAGAAGATTGGTTTGTTGCATCTGAATTTTTGGGTTATGGTGGTAGATTGTCAGTTGTACGCGCTGCTACTAATGTGTTGAACGCAACTAGCGGCACAGCTGGTGTCCTAGTTAGAAACGAAACGGATTGGGCAGCAGGAGCTGGCACATCAGAAGTTTATGTTGCCAAAACATCTGGATCTTGGGGTAATAGTTTAAAAGTAGTTTTAGTAGATCGTGGTGCAGATCAATACGTTACATTCTCATCAGTTCCATCTGGAATGGCGGCAGGTACTGACGTTGCATTTAGCGGTGGTAAACTAGGAGAGGTTCTTTCTTGGGACACAACAACTAAAACCGCAGCAGTTATTTTAAACGATCCCACTGTTCGCCTAACCACTAGTGATACGTTAGCATCACCAGAACTTGGTGTAGTTGCTACAACATCTAACCTGTCTGGTGGTACACTTTATACTGCTGCAACTGGCGTAGCAACTACTGGTGGATCTGGAACTGGTCTAACAGTAAACACCACAGTTACTGTTGGTTCGGTTCTAACTTTTGCGGCAGGAAGTGGCGGAACTTTATATGTAACCGCAAACAACGTTACCACAACTGGCGGAACTGGAACTGGTTTAACAGTAAACATTGTTGCAGCTGCAGGATCAATTACTGGAATCGTAATTGCAAACGCTGGTACTGGTTATACAGTTGGTGATACAATCACAATTGCTGGCGGTGGTAGTAATGCAACATTTGTTGTTTCAACAGTAAAAGGTGCAGTTTCTGCAGTTGCAGTTGCTGCTGGCGGAGTTGGTTATCTTGTTAATGATACAATAACTATTTCTGGTACAACAGGAACATCCGCTACTTTCAAAGTTGCTACTGTTACTGACACAAATATTTCTATTACTGCAGTATCAGATTGGTATTCAAATACAAATATTCCAGGCACAGATCTCAAACTAACTGCTATTGGCATAAGACCAGGAACATCACAATATGCATCTGATACTGGTGTTTCTTATGATGAACTTCATGTGGTAGTTATTGATATTGATGGTCAAGTTTCTGGGGCAAAAAATACTATTCTAGAAAGATTGACACACCTTTCCAAGTTAACAGATGGTAAGAGTTCAGAAGGTGCCGCAACTTATTATAAAGATGTAATTAATTCAAATTCAGCATACATCTTTGCTGGTGCTACTGTTAGTGGTTTTACAAATCCTTCTTCTCTCGGGGCGGGACAAACTTGGGATCAAACAGCATCTGCATCTGCTGTAAGTGGCGGAAAACTTAATCTTTCTGGACTAAAAGTTTCAGATCTTAAGTTTGGAATAGATGATTATGCATATACTAATGCTGAAATTGGAGATGCTTATGATCTATTTTTAGACACAGAAACTATTAAGATTGATTTTATTTTGATGGGTGGTTCTATGACTTTAGAAACTAACTCAAAATCAAAGGCATCAAAAGTTATTTCTATTGCCGCTAGTAGAAAAGATTGTGTCGCTTTCGTTTCTGCTCACAAAGGAAATCAAATCGGAACTAATGGTGCTTTAACTGCTACTCAACAAAGAGAGAATACAATTAACTTTTTCAATGGTTTAACTTCAACTTCATACGCTGTGTTTGATAGCGGTTACAAATATTTCTATGATCGCTTTAATGACAAGTATCGTTACTTACCATGTAACGGTGATATCGCTGGTCTATGTGTATCTACTTCTGCTGC